CTTTCCTGTAGGTTTCGGCAAAGAGAGAATCAGTCTTTGCACGATTCTCCAAATACGCCTGGATTGTTGTTTCAAAATTTGAACTTGACATAATAGTATTATTTTAGTTCCATCTTTGAGGTCGGTTGTTGATTCTCTCCAAGTAAGCAGCTATCTTCTGTTCCGCATCCTCACCGTTGCGGACGAAAATTCGCGTCTGTGTCTTGTCGCCTGGGATAGCTACATACTTTCCATGTTTCTCCAGTTCCCGATGCTGGGCGATTTTCAGTTCGGTTCCAGAAGGGTTCTTCTCCAAATCCACTTTACGTGGAAGCATTGGGTCATTTTCCGTTATCATTTTGCAAGATATTTGTTGATTATGTTACTCACTACAAGTCCGGCTTCATCACACATCCCGGCAAAGTTGTCAGACAATGAAGCGTTTTTCTCTTCATCGGGTATTCGTACTATGCTTCTCAGTTCTTTCAGTACGCGTTTCACCTGAAAAACTACCTGAGCATCTATTCCGTTTGATTCAAGTTCAGACTGGAACTCCAGTGCCGCACCCTCAAGTAAGTCTGAATAGATGAACAGCTTGTGCATCTTGCGAAGCATTTCTACCTTGAACTCCGGGGTATAGTCCTGAAGAAGTTCTCCCAAGGAATGCGGTTCCACCTCTCTTTCAAGGGAGTCAATCTTGTTCTTGATTTTCTGTGCTTTGGCAAAGTTCATGGATGAAATCAAGGCGATATACTTCTTTCTCAGTTCATTGAGCTTTCTTTCTGATTCTTGTCTTGTCATTTCTCTACTTTTCTGATGATTAAATACTTTGGCTCACCCTTGCGGAGATTGCTTAATGTCTCTTCGTCAACCTCTGCTTCTGTGAGTCCGTTCACGTTCATGTATTGTGGAAGACGGTATTTCTCACGTAACCTCCTGATCAGGTTCCAGTCACGAGTTACCCAGTTAATTGTGATTTTCATATCATTTTCTCAGGCTTTCACCGCTGAAGAGGACGGTTTTCGTTATCGCCCTCAGCCGGTCAATGGTTCTTTCCCCATATTTCTCTCTCAGCTCGTCTATCGTTAGGTTGGTGGTCAGGATAAGAAGCTTTCCTTTCTTCTCTGCTTCGTCTGCCAGTTCAGCGAATGCAAGCCTTTTTTCGCCGTATTTGACGCTAAGATTCTCTGTCCCTATATCGTCAACGTAGATGATGTGTTTTTGCTTCACGGCGTCCAAATCAGCGTTCATCTGCTGTGCATCGTAGCAGCTTACCACCTTGCGGCAGTAATGGTTAAGAACCAAAGGAAGAATCTTTCCGCAGATAAGGGTCTTTCCGCGTCCGCAGTTGCCGAAACACAGAAGTCCGCGACCTTCATTGCCGGCCAGCCAGCCTGCCACTTCTTCGTACTCAGGAAGCCATCTGGCATTTTCTCCAGTGAAGTACCTGATACCGGCCCAGAGAACTCTTTTGGCATCCGGAACGGTTATCTTTACGACGTTAGGAATAGGGGAGAAACCCGTATCTTTGAGCCGTTCGATTGTCTGTTGAAAATTTATCTGTTCCATGTTTACCAGCCTTTCTTGTATTTTCCCGGTGAATTATCCTTCAGAACTATGCCTACATCTGTTTTTGAAGGCACTTTCTCACGACTGGCCCAGGTCGCCAGCCGTCTTGGAAGCTCCCAGGTCTTTTCCAGTTCATAGCGCATCTTGGTTTCTGACTTGTTAAGCTCGCTCCAGTAATCGAAGAAAGCCCGAATCATTTCTTTCGGGTACTGACTGACATAAGGGACTAACGACTGGTAGAAGGATTCTTTCCTAGAGAGAGTAGCGGCTTTAGCCGCGTCTTTCTTTGCTACTACGTTAGTAGTAGTTTCTTTAATAATATTCTTCTCCTTTATTTGCTTTGTGTCACCCGTGTGTCGCTTTTCTGGCTCTTTGGCAGGGTGTGTCACCTGCTGTGTCGCCACTTGTGTCATTAGCTGTGTCACTTGCATCCGTAAATTATTGATTTCCTGAATGATATTTATGTCACTCATTGTGTCATTGCTTGTGTCACTTACTGTGTCAGACTCTGAGCCATTATACTCATTGTACTTTACCAAGGTTATTACATTCATTCCTTGTTCTTTGGAAAGAGTTATCATGTTCTCTCTTCTCAGAAAGGCAAGAAACGTCCGTACTTTCCTCTCAGACCATTTCCAACGCTTTGATAAGAATCTTATGGATGCAGGATATTGTCCTCTTGTATAAGAGACTTCTCGACCTCCGATACTCTCCATACGGGGCGTTGCCTCAAATCGTGCTGACTGAATCAAGTCAAGCCACGCTTCGCAACTGCTAAAAGTCCGGGCTTCATTCCACATATCATTCGAGAAGAACTTGCGGCTTAGTTTTATATATCCTTCCATAATCTTAGAATCTTACGTTAGTCAACTGTCTGCTATTGGAGTACACGGCCCATTTACCGTTTCCGCTATCCACCAGGCGTAAATCCTTGACTTCGCCAAATCGTTTCAGATTCCCGCAAAGGTCAACGATCCAGCCAGCCTCCTTGTTAGGATGCGGACGGATGGCACGACCGACTATCTGATACCAAAGAGCCAGTGACATTGTCGGACGGGCCATGACAATCGTATCCAGTTCAGGATAGTCAAATCCGGTAGTAAGTACACCTACGTTGGCTACAACGGGTATCTCTCCGGCCTTGAACGCTTCAAGGATATGTTCGCGTTCTTTTTTCGGTGTTTCTCCTGAAACGATGGCTGTTCCGGGAATGGACCAGGTGAGACGTTCTGCTTCTTTCAAGAAACGGGTGAAAACCAATATACCTTTTCGTTTTACACCGCTCTTGGGATTCATAAGCCTTTGGACGATACTTACCAGAAACCCGTAGAAGTCGATACGCTCATACTCTTTTACTACAGACTTGTCCGTGTAGTCGGCTCCGGTAGTGTTCACCTTCAGGTTAAGTTCGTTCCATCCCAAAGGATTCATCGGATAATAGTTCAGCTTCGAAAGATACCCCATATCCAATAGAGTAGAGATTTGAACCTGATAGATTACCTCAGAGAACACGCACGGGCGTGTGCGTGTGATGAACTTCAACATACTGCCGAAATCCCTGCTTGATGAAAGCCGGTAAGGCGTAGCCGTCAATCCAAGAACTTTACATTTCAGCATCGAAAGAAATCTCTTGTACATTCCGTCTTTCGGGTTAACCAGATGGCACTCGTCGATGATGATATTCTGAAAATGCTGGAAAAGTTCCGGATGGTTGACTACGCTTCCGATAGTGGCGAAAGTTATTCTTGAAATCTCCTTTCGCCCGAATGAGGCAGAGTAGATGGAACAATCCAGAACACCATACGAACAGAGCTTCAGATAGTTCTGTTCTAGTATCTCCTTACTGGGCTGAAATACTAGCGTGTGCCCTTCAAGACGGCTGGCGATGTCGGCTATCACAAGACTCTTGCCGGCTCCGGTAGGCAGTACCATGATGGCATTGTTCTTCTTGGCCCTGTTAGCAAAGAAGCTGACTGCAGCATTACTGGCCTTCTGCTGGTAATCCCGTAAAACATAACTCATAATCCTTTCTCCTTACTCAGTTTGTCTCCCAAAGCCTTGTAATACTTGGTGAGTTCTATTAATTCAAAATCAGTCCATTTCTTCGCCTGGCTTGCTCTCCATGCCAGCTTGTCGAAGCGTTGCTGACCGATTTTTGATTTCAAGTTTTTCTCGTAATGTATCAGATGGTCTGCGCTGAAACGGTTGCACGCCCGGCACTCTGCGTGGGCATTGTCCTCGTCAAAGCGTGTAGCCATGTGGCGGCGCGAATGGAAGTGTCCGCAATCTGCCTGTTCGTATGGCTTTATCTGGGCGCATGAGATACAACGGAAATACCCGTTCGGCATACAATCACGAAGCCGGATATAGCGGCTGAAAACTTTGTCGAGTTTGGCCACTAAATCCGGCTTCTTTTTAATCTTGATACCTGCCTTATCGAATAACGGCAAAGGCTTTTCTTTCTTCTTTTTAGGTTTCTTGATGTAATACATATTTATAAAGCCTTATAATCATTCATACTACCCCAATAACCATATATTTCTTCATCACTCTCACCATTAAGCCGAGCTTTTTCTATTTCTTTATTCATGCTATGTGAAAGACCAGTCAAATCTCCTGAAAGACTTTCGAATGACGAACATTCTTTCGTACTATTTCTGCGTATTTTGTGTGTAATGTATTTTTCAATACTGTTGAATATTGGATTATCCTTTTCAGACATTCTTAAAGATATATATCCATAATTGAATGTAAATGGAGTATTTAACTTTTCATATGACTCTCTGTCTTTTATATGCTTATACATCATTTCAACCGGAAAAGTCATTGGCAAGCGTTCCTTCTTAATCATTATGGCTATCGCATCATATAAAGCCTGTTCTTGATCTGTCAGCTTAAACCAGTTGATATTCTCAAAGCACCACATGATATAACCAATATGAGTAAGTATGATATACTTTATCTCTTGTCCTTTGTATTTCCCAAATGTTAATTTCCGTTCTTCTTTCATAATAATTCCATTATTGGTTGTGGACGCAACGGGAATCGAACCCGCCCAACCATCACGGTTTTACTTGCTCATATATTAGCTAATTCAATGGGACAAGTGTATGGAGATATTGCGCAATTACTCCATACTAAAGCACGTCCTGTGCTTGCGCCCGTATGCCCGTCTTTCCGGGCGTTTATTCATGCTATTTCGTTATTTTTAAAAACTCAGGGGCAATTCCATAAAGTGGTGTACGGCCATCCCATTTATCTATGAATTGCTTATAGAGTATTTCTTTAGTCAACCCACGTGATTGAATGATAGCCTGTTCTGTTTTTAATTGCTCCAATTCGTTGCGTTTCTTCTGCTCTGCAATCTGCTGGTCTAATACAGATATATTGGTATTCACCTCATTACGACTATCAATCTTCTCACGCACAGCCTTTGAAAATTCAAGCTGTGCAGAAAAAGTCAGCAATTGAAGCCCTCTTTTCTCAAATTCTTTATCCACAATCTGCTCCAACCGCTTTTCAAAAAGAAGAGAACCACCGTCAGCCATTAAACTGTCTGTCTTGTGCTTACGGCTTTCTTCTTTGATTAAATCATAAATACGAGGTTCAAGTATATTATCTTCAAGGCTTTGCATAAACCCGTCTTTTCCTGATTCTGTATCAGCTTTATCTATATGTTTGTTATCGAATACAACATCTATAGCTCTATTCTTGATAACTTTATAAGAATAAGTAGGACGTGCGTTAAATTCAGTGTTATCAGCAGCCTTCAATGTGACAGGTTCAGCAAATTCCCCTCTTTGGTCAAACAATGGAACTTGAAACAATTCAGTGCCCCATTCCCAAGTGGAAACTTTACCGGACACTACCTTAAAATCCTCTTTTCCTTGCTTCCCATAGTTCTCCATTAGAACACCGGCATAATTAGGGGCTACTCTTTCGCATGAAGCAAATACCACTAAGGTCATACAGACCAACATTAGATTAATCAATCTTTTCATTCTTCAAATTTTTAATTAGTTTATAAACGAAATAAATCACTGTGGCTGATATTATTACCACGCCCAGCCAAGCGTTGAGGTGATTGAATATTCTGTTTCCGATAGATACTCCGACTACCAGAAACAGAATTAAATAAATTTGCTTTCTCATTGTTACACCTCAATGATTACGATGTCAGGTGCAACACCTTTGATTGCTTCAACCTGTTTGTCAATCACCTTATTCTTGTATTCTTCAATGGCCTCATTCGCACCGGCAGAAACCAAAGAAAGGGAAACTTCCCGTCCGTCCACATCGGCGTAGATTTCAACTTCGATTTCTTCACAGGCAAAACCTTTGAAAAGAGGGATATTCAGTTTGAACGATTTTGGCAGATTGGAATCAACCACTTGAGAATAGTTATCCGTCTTGTTTCCGTTTTCCTCTTTACTACGTTCTATATCCTGGTTTACTTTCGCCTTGAAATTCTTCAAAGTAGAAACCAGCATCATGTTCTCAGACTTATCCTTGAAGAAAGCACGGTGCATCTTGAAGAACTGGGATAACTTAATAGGTTCCCATTTCCTTTCCGCATTGATACCGAACTCCTGCATTTCCTTTGAAGCCTGTAAAACTCCACTAATTACTGTCTGGTAATAATTGGTTTCATCAATAGTCAAAGCCAGACACATCTTATCACGGTTCACAATGATATTGGCCGATTTCTGATTAATCAGTTCGACACGCTTTTCCAGCCATCTGAAGGGTGCTTCTATCGTTCCATTGATAACTACTCTCTCCGGTTCTTTCGGGTCAAGGGCTACGGATGCTTTACCTTCTCTCAATACTACTTCGATGGGGGTACCATTGTACTCTTTCGGTACTACCAAATTGATTTTGTTTTCACTCATGATTCTGTTCCAGTTTTACGGTTAATACTAAATACTGTCTTCTGCATTTCTTGTGGCATGATTGGGCGGCTATAAACCAGTTCACCTAACTTGTTGTAGAATCCTACCATCTTTTCTTTATGGTATAGGAATTTTGCACATTCTTCATTCTCGACGAACTCCGAACCTCTTTTGATGTGGTCCAAAAGTTCCTGCTTTTCTTCATTCAAAGGCTTCAATCGTTCTTTGAAGCTTTCCATAGCCTCTTTCTTCTCCAACTCAACATCGTTGATGGTGATTGATACCTCGGCCAAAGTCTCTTTCTTCTGAGCCAGTTCTTCGGGGGTGAATCGGTGAGTATATCCGATTTTCTCTACCGCATCGGCGTTGTCCTGAAGGAACTGCCATCGTTCCTGTTCAGGGATGTCTTGTCCTAAAAATTTGTCCATAGTCAAATAAACTCTTTGTTACGTTCGATTTAATTTATTATTCAAACTTCCAACAATATCCACCAGCAGTTTTTCTTTTATGATAACAGCAAAGTGAAATATTTCGGTAATCTACACCAGTATCTCTATAAGCATCCATCAATGTTAAATGGCGTTTTATCAAAACTCCATTTTTATCCAATTGAAGAACCACCTTTCCTTGCGATATAGCTCTACGTCTTTTAGCTGTACCGTAATTAAGATTGTAAGCATGGCTACACCATTCAAGATTTCCTACATTGTTGTTTGTTTTGTTTTCATCTTTATGATTTACAACTGGATAATTATGAGGATTAGGCAAGAAAGATTCAGCCACTAAACGATGAATGTTTACTGTATGAATACTTCCATCTTTGAATAGATTTACGCATCTATATCCACATCTGTTTTGTGGTTTCAAAATATGTGGTTTCTTTTTCATTAACTCGCCATTTTGAAGCCTTACATGACTGCATATAGATTTAACCCGTCCCATATCTGATACTTGATATAAACCTTCATATCCGGATATATCTTTCCAATTCTCACCCATCCCCATAGCTTAGAAATTCTTTATCTTTTTCTATCTCTTGTTGAATATGTAATAGAAACTCATTCTCGTTAGGACTTGGTAAATATATTCCTGCTTTAGCACTAGAATAATTCCGAAATCTTTCAATAGCGAGAGTCATTTCTCCCGTACTCAGTTCAGACGAGCTTCTCAAAGTTTTTATAATCTTTCCTTTTTTGTTCGTCTTTTCTTTCTCGAATATATCCCTATTACATAACCTCTTGAAAATATCGATTTTAACTTCCTCTACACTATAACCTGTTTCACTTGCGAACCAATTTAGAAGCAAATAGAAGTATCTGTTCTGGGCGAGCGTGCGGTTGGGCAGCTTCTTTCTCACTTCCACAACCGCCCGCTCCTGGAACAGTTTGTTTACATAAGCCTTGAACTTGGGTATATCGTATTCATTCTTCAGATTGAATATGCTCATAGGCTAGAACGGTAAGTCATCTTTGGGATTTCCATTCGCATCTACATCAGGTGGAAACGCCTGTGCCATGGTTGGCGTTTGTGTCGGTGACGGTTGCTGTGCTGGCACGGATGCTGGCTGGTGCATTGGCTGACGGCCTTCCAGTTTATAGCAGCGGATGGACACCATACGTTTTAGTTGTCCGTCCTGATTTGTCCATTCCCGACCTTGCAGGGAAAAGGAAACCGTTATTACATCACCGGTTCTGAACTGGTCAAGTTCGGCACATTTGTCACCACTTACTTCAAGAGGTAGAATGTTCTCGTACTGGCTTCGTTCACCTGTATAGGGGTCATAGGTTGTGGCATCAAGAATAAATTCACGTTTCACAAACGGGTTGCCACCGCTTTTGGATGGGATTTCTTGGGGCTGGCCAATATAGACCAGCCGTCCAGTTATTTGATTTGCCATATTAGTTTGAATAAAAATCTTTTATCTGTTGGAAAATCTGTCCACGTCGTTTTATTTCTGCAATTGCCTGTTCGTCACGAGTGATACGGATTTTACAATACTCATTGGGAAGGATATTACGATGCCAGTTGGCTTCGTCGTCGTAGGTTGTTACAGACAGAAAAACAAGGTTACAGCTTTTAAGATGAGTGCAAAAGAGTTGTTCCTGAACCTGATAATAATAAGCTTTATGCTTCTTCTTGACGTATTCGATTAAAGCTTTGTTGTCATGCTTGATAGGCTCAATAAAATCAAGGTAATCTGAAAGATAAAGAGTCTTTAATTCATCAAAATCAGTTAACTTTCCTTTATCGATACAAGCAAAGTCCAGGCTGCACTTGAACACGTTCATTTCATCTGACCTGACAACATACTGAGTAAAGTAGTTGTCAGGCAAAGTGAGAAGATACCTGTTCTCAAGAATGGCTCCCGTACGTAAAGCATCTATAGGGCTGGCAAAAGCATTGTAATAAGGCTTTATCCCGCTGACGAAACGCTGCATGAGGGCGATATGTGATTTCGTATTCTTACCACTCATCAAGGCATGAACGTCACCGCTTCCTATGTACATGGTTTCTGTCATATCTTTCCTTTCTTCTTGAGGTTGTTATATGCCATTTTAAGCTGTTCGCTTGTCATGTCATCAGCACTTCCTACATTGAAATAAGACAGTATGTTCTGCGCAAACTGATTGTCGGTCATCATGTAATCAACGACAATATTTTTCACTTCATCTACTGTAGCAGGGGTTTGCACTTTGGATTTGTTTTCATCAGGGTCTTCACCTGTAGCAATCTTATAGGCATTAAGTAAAGCGTATTTTCTGGCATAAGTAGAAGCCTTTCCAAATCCCTTGTCGCCTGGGTCAAGTCCACGCCCAAAACTTTCCACGTCTATGTATTCTGATGTGTTGTCCAGATTGATAATGCGTAGGGTCATTTTTATGATGTCCATATAGTTGATGGATTCCCCTCCACCTTCTTTGACAACTCTAATTATTTCCGATTTAACAAGTTCCTGCTTAATGGGAATACTGACAAGGCCATGCTTGGACTCGGCTTCTTTCACTTCCAAGGTGACATCAATGTCCTGTACTGCCTTGTAGGCATAATTACCTTTGCCTACGGTCAGGTTCTTTTCGATATTTTTTATCTCATTTGAGACAAGCTGTATCTTCTGATATAGATTTGGCTTTTCTTCCATAATAATTGGTTTTAATACATCAATTTTGCATGTTTTATCACGTCCCAGGCATTACAAGCCCATCTGCTGTGTGGCACGCCTTCTTTGGTCTTGTATCTTATCCTTCCGGATTCGCACAATTCTTTCAGCCTTTTGAGACCGCCTACTATCGAAGCTGCTTCGTATTTCCCGAAAGACTTGTTGTTTAAGACTATTTTCAATACATCTTCGTTTATCATAAGCATTTTATTTTAAGCAGATAATTGCCGAGAAACCCGGATACTCTGTTGCTGATACCCGATATTTCACGTCCATTTTGTTTTTAAGTGTCCCGATCAAGCGAAGGTCACGATTGCGGCGTGATGCTTCCAGCTTGATTCCGTTGTGCCGTTTCTTGTCATAGGGAACCTTGTAAATGTCCCCTTTCTTCATTTCGTCAAAAAGACGTACTGTTTGGTAGTTTTCGTCTACTGTAATTTCTCTAACCATAGTTTAAGTATTTGATTGTTTGCTGGCAGAACGGGACTCGAACCCGTGACTTCCATGCTAACCCTTACATGGTGTTCTACCGCCTGAACTATCTGCCAATGAAAATGCCGGACTTTCATAGCCCGGCATCTACCCATTTTCAAACCATAAAAACTAATCTACTAAGCCAGCTAATGACTTAACCATGTTCTTGAAGTTGTCAAACTTCGATTCAATCTTTTTCTCTTCTTCCATGTAATACAGCATTGATTTTTTGTATTCTTCGGATTCTCGTTGCAGATTCTGTGTGTATGCCACGAGTTCATCATGCGTCATACCTTGTAATTCCTCATTTGTTTTCATGTCTATTCTTTTTAATGTTTTTTATTTCCGTTTCTATCTCCTTATCAAATAGCTCCCGTCTGTCCAGTTCCCGTGAGCGTGCCGTCAGAATGGCACTGATGTCCGCAAATTCATCACAGATGCTTTTTATTGTTTCTTGCAGCTCGTTCATTGTCCAGTCTGTTTGCGATTGAAAAACCAGTGATTATAAACCCGACGAATCCTATCCAGTACATAGCAGATAGGTCTTGATTGAAGTGCATTACCAGAACGGACAATGCACAGAGAAAAAGTAGTATTTTCATAACCGTGTGTATTAAATATCGTTCCCGTGGGCGTTCCGGTGGTTGCCTTACTGCTTATCAAAGGTCTGGTAAGCCACGGGTATATATAGTTCATGCTGGTGTCTAATCAGTGAAGATTGTCTTTGTAGCCGGCCTACGGCCACCTGCAATCGTATAAGTGTCTTTTTGTTATCTGTGTGATTCGTATGCTGCGTTTGCTTAGTGCAGCCCTTTACTCATACTCTTTTCACACAGCCGTTATCGCTACTCAGTCGTCCGTTTCACGTCAGGCTTAACGGTAAGCCTAAATTTCCATCATGTCAAAGAACCAATCAAGTAGAACCCTGCCCGATTCTCGCTATCGGTTGCCGTTCAGTCCGTCAGCAGGGTAGGTGAGTTACCAGCGTGTAACTGCCATGCCTTGTGATAACTGAAGGCTGATGTAGTCCATGCCATCATCTTCAGGCAGGTTGTATTCTTCAAGAAGGGCTTCGTATTTGTCCACCTCTTCAGTAAGTACTTTGATGTATTCTTGCTTGCTGTCAGCATTGAAAGCCCTGCATAAAGTCTCTTCATCTGCGTTGTAGGCGAAGTTCAAGTCTTTGTACAGCCCGTCAAGTTCTTCTTCGATTTCGTGGCGTGTCATAGTCATGCGATGTTTAAAAGGTTAGCTTTCTTGAAGCATCTGTATTCTTGTCTCTCAGTATCGAAGTACACCTGAACAGTGTCATTCTTCTTTCTGCTTTCACCTGATGTGGCTGGTATCAGATTTTCTTTCAGCGTGCCGTAGGCTTCACGAACAGAACCATCTACCTTTTTGAAGTAGAACTTTACTATTCTTTGCTTCATTGCAGCTCTCAGCTTCATGTTTGCCCAGGCGCATTTCATTGCATCACTCATAGAGAAACCGTTTCTCTTTACCAACTGCCATGCAAGGCTCATAATCTCGTGTAATACATTTCTTTTCATAATCGTGTGAGGGTTAGTTGTTTTTTACTATATTTGTTTCGTATCAAAGTTTCGATATGCAAATATAGTATCTAAAAAGAAACCAACAAAACAAATAGTTTCTTTTTGGATACCATAAAACATTATTTAACTGTTAAGAGCCTTAATACAGTATTATATGAAGAAGTATTATGAAGCAAAACTAAGATGTATAACTTGTGCAGGTGAAGATTTTGAATTTAATAAAGACCAATCTTATATAAAATGCAATACATGTGGACGCGAGTACTTAGGTGGTTATAATGAACTCCTTGAATACAATCAAGATGTTCAAGAAGATATTTTTCATCAAGTTCAAGAGGATGCAGAAAAGATTGTAAAAACAGAACTTAAAAAAGTATTCAAAGAAATAAACAAGGAAATCAAAATCAAATAATGGAAATATCTGATATTATATCATTAGTTAGCCTTTTTGTCTCCGTATTTGCAGGAATATATACTTGGAACACAAGGAGAAAGCTTAATAAACAGCAGCTTCAAATTAATGAATACACTTTACTGAAAAACAAAAAGGATGAGGAAGAAGAAAAAAAAGCAGAAATATGTGCCAACGCATTCAAAACTGGAAATAATGGATGGAGAATACGCGTATTCAATAATGGAAAAGGACTCGCTCGTAATATAAAGATTTACTCAGATGACATATTAGATGATGATTCTGGTATTCAATTAATGGTAAAACAAGCCTCTTATCCATTATTAAACAAAGGGGATCATTTCGATATAGTTATGATTTTATTTGAAGGACATAATCCAGCTCCAATCATTCGATTAGTATGGGATGACGAGTTTGGTCATGGAAGAGAAAGAACACAAGCATTAAATTTAGTCTTCTAGTAACTTCCTGATTTTTTTATTATTCTCATCAATTTTCTCATCCATTTTGTAATTCATATAGATTATTACAAGATTGATAACAATACTTAATGAGCTAATAATAAATGATATCATTATGTTACAAGTTACTCTCACAATAGGTACGGGCTATCTGGAGATGTATTTAAACCTCTTAGGAGGAATGTTTAACTAATTGTTTCTGTAACATCTCGTACTTGTTACAGTACAAAGATAGTATCCTTAAAGATACTATCAAATAAAATTGCAACTAATTATGGGAAATTCTGTAAAAGAACGGTTTTATGAAACCATGGAAGCTCTCAATCTAACTGACTACAGGGTTTACACGGATGTTGAGGGTATCACAAAAAACATGATGGTCAAATTGAGGAATGGTGAAACAAATGAAGTTTCTACAAAAATCTTAATGCCATTCCTTAGTAAATATTCTGATGTTGATGCTAATTATATCTTAACTGGCCGTGGAACACCTTTGCGACAGCAACCTGAAGTTACTCAAATATTTCACCCAAAGAGCATAGAAAAAGCTGAAGAAGATGGATTGATAACCCTTTATGATGTTGAAGCTGCTGCAAACTTGAAATCCCTCTTCGACAACAAAGACCAGAATATCCTTGGACAAATCAATATTCCAAATATCCCTAAATGCGATGGGGCTGTTTATGTCAAAGGAGACTCCATGTATCCATTACTTAAATCTGGTGACATCGTAGCATATAAGGAGGTACCTTTAGAAATGAGTCATATTTTCTTTGGAGAAATGTACCTTGTGTCAATAGATCTGGATGGAGATGAATACTTAACTGTAAAATACGTCCAGCATTCAGAAAAAGGTGAAGACTGGATAAAACTGGTAAGTTACAATCAAAACCACCAACCCAAAGATTTTCCATTATCTTCTGTGAGAGCTATGGCTTTGGTAAAATTGAGTATTAGAATGAACACAATGAAATAATATGGGACTTTATTTTAGGAAAAGGGTGAAGATTCTTCCTGGAGTGCATTTAAACATAAGCAAAACAGGGACAAGTTGGTCTGTTGGTCCGCGTGGAGCTTCAGTGAATGTGGGTAAGAGAGGAGTTTATGTGAATACCGGGATACCAGGAACTGGTATATATTCTCGGACTAAAATATCGGGAGGTAGTAGTAACTATGATAGAGATAAACATTATTCTTCTAAGCGTGAACAAGAAAATGAAGCAATTAATAGCAATCCGTTGAGGTTTATTTTGACATTTCTGTTTTTACTGGCTTCAGTAATGATTCCGTTACTTACAAGTGCTTCATGGATTTGGTTTCCTATACTCGCCTTAATTGGAATTTGTTGTGCTTTTATTCCTGATAGTAAAACGGAAGCTAATAATTTAAACTATAATGCTGATAAAGTAGAACCTATCCATATAATCCCGGATAAAGTTATAAACATATCAGAAGAGAAATACGTATCTGAAAATACTTCTACTCTAAAAGAAAATGAGTCTCATAGAGAAGAAAATATTTTAAAGGATTCCGTGATACATAAATTAGATCCATTATTTGAAGAATCGGCTCGTTTGAATCAGCAGCAAGGAAGTACTTCTCTTCTTCAGCGTAAACTTATAATAGGATATAATAGGGCAAGAAGGATAATGGGATTACTTGAGAAAGCTGGGATTGTTGGACCAGCAAATGGAGCAAACCTTCATGACGTGCTTTGTAAGGATGAAGTTGAGTTGGCTGAGAGGTTAGAAAACCTGAGTGATGACATGTTCCAAGAAACAACAAAAGATACTAATATAGAGGATAATTTTGATAAGAGTTCTCGGCTTGTTAATATTGGAATTGATTTAGAAAAAGAAGGAATGATTGATGAAGCTATTAATGTGTATGAGAAATCAATCATTTACAGATTACCGCTTAAGCACCCATACGAGAGACTTGCTATCCTTTACAGAAAAAGAAAAGATTATGAGAATGAAATCCGAGTTATAAAAATTGCAATAGAAGTCTTCATGAAAGAAAATGAGAGAAGAGCCAATATGGTAATTGATGAGGATAATTCTATGTATAATCAAGTAATGCAAGCATTAGAGACCAACGAAAGTATTAAGTATGAAGATGGGAAATGGGCTTTCGTTCAATATGATGTCATGAGTTATATAACAAGACTAGAAAAGGCACAAACTTTACTTGATAAATCAAAAAACAAAAAGGAATGAGAAGAGTATTGACTTTGTTGATGGGATTGTTCTTTTTCTGCACATTTCATGCACAAGAAGTAGTAAGATATGTAACGGCAAACCTAAATTTAAGAGATTCTCCTGATGTAACATCTTCTATTATTACTCAGATTCCTAGAGGTACTGCAGTTCTAATTGATGAGGATTGTGATTGCAAATGGATTCCTGTTAGTTATAATGGGTATATTGGATATGTTTCAACGAAGTATCTTTCAAAAGAAAAAGTTTATTATTCTTCTGAAAATCATTCATCAGGACAAATAAGATATTATACTAATTCTAGAGGTGAGAGAGTTCAGTCTCCTACATATTATTCTTCTGCACCTCCTGGGGCAACTGCTTTATGCAGAGATGGAACATATAGTTTTAGTAAAAGCCGTAGAGGAACTTGCTCTCATCATGGTGGTGTTGCAAAATGGTTAAAATAGAGATTTATGATAGTAACAACAACAAATAGTATAGAAGGATATACAATAAGAAAATATCTTGGGGTAGTCAATGCGAATGTTGTAATAGGTACAAATCTGTTTTCCGATATTGCAGCCTCTTTGACAGATGTATTTGGCGGACGTTCTGGAAGCTACAAGAGTAAATTGACTACAATTTACGATGAAGTAATGAAGGAACTGACTGGAAAGGCTGAAAGTTATCATGCAGATGCAATCGTCGGTTTACATGTGGATTTTGACGAAGTTTCTGGCGGTGGCAAATCCATGTTTATGGTTTCCGCATCTGGGACTGCTATTACATTGGAGAAAACTACTCAAGACAGATACTTTCTGTATGACTTACTTGAAAAAATTTACGACTATAAAGAGAAAGGAATATTGACGGAGGAAGAGTTTGATTACGAAAAGAATCGAATTTTGAATCAACACAGAAATCCTATCTCGGAAGAGTATAAAGGCATTTGCCAAGAGCAGAAGGAAAAGGAGAGGGAAGAGCTTTTGCGTGAGGAAAGAATAAACGAAGCTAAGGAGCTTTTAAAGAATCGTACTGGGTGCTCGATTGATGATATAGAAAAAATTGATGAATATCAGCTACAGGCTGTGTCCTATGATGATATTGATTTTGACCCCAATGATTCCATGCAGTATATAATCTCCAAGTTCATAAGATTAAACCGCGTTCCTGAAGCGTGTAAATTCTATATGGAAGAAACGGGCCTTGAGGATTTACAGTCTGCAATAGATTTTTGTCTCAATGTATATAAACAAATGTCCTCCGTTGATGAGGAGAAAGTTGCGGCTCTTATTTCCAAACTCAAGGTGTTAAAGAAGCGTGGATTTATAGAACAAGCAGTATCAGAATATCAAAAGATGACAATATCGGATAAGCAAACATCTGAAGCATTCATACTTTCTTTAGAGATTTGATAGGTATCCGACAACAGGATAGGGAAGGCATTCAAGTAGAAAAAATGTTCTAATGAGTATCCTTATTTAGCTTAAATTTAATTATAAACAACTGATACACAGTGATTTTATATTATTCTTAGATAATCATTCGTAATGAGTAAGTCGCGGGTTCGAGTCCCGCTTTCGGCTCCGACTTAAAACCGCTTATTCCATGGTGAATTAAGCGGTTTTTCTGTTTTCTATACTCATATTAAACACCCAGTACTATATTGGCGTCAATATTCAATTTCTGGCTGATTTCGCGGGCTACTTTCAAGGTCGGTTCACATTTACCGGAAATATAATCACTCAAGCGTGAAGGACTGACTCCGATTAATTTTGCTAAAGATTTCTGATTAAGTCCCATCTCATACATACGAAGTTTGAGGACATCAACCAGCGTTGGTTCTCCCAGTGCGAAATGCTCCTCAGAATAATCTGCAACGAGATTAGAAAGTAATTCTAACTCTATACTGTGAGGATTATCCAGAGGGGTTTCATCTGTAACCAGTGGAAGTAATTCCTCAACTCTTTTTACTGCCCAATCGTATTGAGCTTTTGTTTCTATCTTTGTCATGGCTCTTGGTTGATCGGTAATTGCCGATTCTGTTTAATTATAAAACTGAACAATCAGCTATCTTATCATACTCGGCATGAGTGCCTATAAAACGAATATAAACGAACTTTATAGTGAATTTTATCACTACAATCAGTCTGTAGCTATTGCCTTTGATATTGAATACATAATGTTGATTACCTATATTATCTACGCTATTAAAGGTCTTTTTTACGTCTGCAAAGCAAGTCCATTCGCTTCTTTTAACTATGGTAGTCCATTCTTGCAAAGCTACTTTTGCATCAGGATGCGCTTCTGCATATTCTTTTATAGCTTGTTCTGTAAATATTCTCATTAGATTCACTCGATTGTCATGTGGCAAAGATAAGAATAAAATTCTGATTTGTAAAATAAAATTCTATTATTTGGAATCATGGTAAGCACTTCTAAAACGCCTAAGCGTTTGCTTTCAAACACAAGTGCATTTAAAGTAAAACGCCCTTGCGTTTTACCTAAAACGTAAAGGCGTTTAAGTTAAAACACAAAGGCGTTTTTTCAACCCTGTTTTAAAGGTTGAAAAGCCTATAATTTCTGGTCCGAAATAAGTCGGGCGATGCGTGTCTTGCTCTGCGCTCCTTTGGTAAGCAGGTACACATGCTTGTAGGCATCGCGGTTCAGTTCGGTAGGCGATCCGTTGATGAGGATGATGTTCCGGTCGTTGGCAAACTTCAGGATACCGTTCACGTTGTTCGGATGGAGCTTACCGATTTCGTCCATCATACAGTGCAGCTTGAAGTCCTTGAACTTGCGCGAAGCCCCTTCCTTGAACACGTTCAGCAACATGATGTTGATCATGGCTTTCACCAGGATGTCCGTACCTTCCGAACCCACGTTCGACAGCTTCTCTACGAAGCCCGTGTCGTTGTTGTTCTCGATGATGCGGAAACGCAGCTCGAATGAGTCGTACAGGCGGATGCTGTCGTAGCGGTAGGCGTGAATCTCCTTGATGAAGTCGCGGAGCAGGGCGATGGCCTCCTGCTTTACCAGCTGCTCGTTTTCCGACGAGAAGAGGTTGGTGCCCGGTGTGAGGTCATAGGCATGCTCGTTGTAGTACTTCTGGATGGCACGCAGACAGTTTACCACACGGTTGCTGCTTTCTTCCACCTTCATTTCGATGCACTGGATAACGCCCACGAAGTTGCACGTCTGGAATCCCTTGTTCACCTGACCGATGAGGTCCTGAATATCGTCTTCCGAAGCCGTGAGCATTGAGGTATCCATGCTGATGCGCTTGAAGATGTCGGAGTGCTCGTTGTTGATGCGGCGGACGAATTCGCTGATTTTGTTCTCTTCCACAAAGTCGTGCAGTTCCTCGGCAAAGCGGATGTACTCCCAGTCCTCGGTAAACTTGGTCTTGAACTTGAAGGTATTCTCCTCGTCGAAGTGGCCGGTAAAGAGATTCACCTCCTTGCGCAGACGGTTTTGCAGCGTCATGTACTGGCTGTCCGTGCGGCCCAGTTCGTCAATCAGTTCCAGGCAGGTGCGCGGCGTGTGGATTTCCAGCGTGACGGGGTTCTCGGGATTGAAAATATCCCGATGCGGCTTGTACCAGTCGTAGGCCGAAATCTTGCTGTACGCCTCCAGGTTGGCCTGAAGCTGTGTCACTTCCTTCTCTGCCTGCTGCAGTTCCTTGTTCAGGGCATCAATCTGCTCCTGCAAACCCGAGGTTTCCCGTCGCAGGTTGTCCTTTTCCTGGCTGAGCTGGCGTTTCTGTTCCTCCTGTTCACGCTTCCATTCCGGAATGTGGTCGATGAGGTCGCGCTTGTCCTTCTGGTACTCGATGAGCAGGGTGGCGTGCTCCTTGATGAACTGCAGTTCCCGGTCGATATCGCGCAACTGACTGCTAATCTGTTGCAGACGTTCGGTGTCGGCCCCCTGCGAGTGCAGTTCCTGCTTCATCTGGCGCTCGTATTCGGCTTTCTCCGTGGCGATGCGCTGCTGTTCTTCCTTATCCTCCAGGCGGATGCTGCCGGCCTGTGTATCCTTCTCGTGCGCGATGTCCTGCTGCACTCGGTTCCATTCCTGCTTCAGCTGGTTCAGCTTCTCGCTCTTTTTGCGGTTCAGGTTGTTCAGTTTGCCGTCAATTTCCTTCAGTTCTGCGGCGATGCGTTGCTTTTCCTCTTCCAGTTTCCGGAGTTTGGCAGTACGTTCGGCTTCCGCCTTCTTCTTCCAGTCGTCCAGGTCGAGCATATCCTTCTGGTACTGCTGTTCCAGTTTCTCCAGCTCGTATTCCTGCACGGCTATCACGTCTTTCTGTTCCTTGATGCGCGGCTGGTATTTGGCTTTCAACTGCTCTTCCAGGGCCTCTTTCTCCTGTTGCAGACGGAGGGTTTCAGCCTGAATTTCCGCCAGTCGCTTGATGCCCTTGTCATGTTCCGCCTGATAGTCGTCGATGGAGCGGATGTGGCGCTCGATGTCTTGCAGGGAGATGGAGATGCCGTAGAACGACGTACCCTCGTCTACAATCTTCGGCGAGAGGTTGGTCTGCCAGAGGATGGACTCGTCGCACAGCTTACCGATGTTTTCTTCCCATCCTTTCTTGTGCTCTTTGAGCCAGCCTTGCAGGGTGCTCTTGCTGTTTTTCAGGAAGGTCTCCAGTTCGTCCATACGCGGGCGGAGTTGCAAGTGCTCGGCTTGCAACTGCATCAGTGCCTCGTCTTTCTCCTTCAGTCCCTTCTGCAACTCTTCTTCCCACTTCAGCGTGAGTTCCTTGATGATGAGCTGGGCGTTGTTGATGCGGTTCTTCTTGCTCATGTGCAGACCGGTGTACGACTGGATGCGGTGTTTCAGCTCCTCCTGCTCGGCTTCGAAGAAAGTCTCCTTGCGGCACAGCTGCATCTGGTAGTCGAGGGCGGTCAGTTCGTTCTGCTTGCTGCTACGCTCCGGATGCAGTTGCTGCGAGAGCTGTTCGTATTCCTGGTAAAGCGCTTCGGTAGCCGCTTCGTGCTGACGGCGGGCTTCTTCGATGCGGGCATTGAACGTGTTGTTCAGTCCCTCTAGCTGCTTGATTTTGGCCTCATGGATGCGGTTCCACTGTTCGTCGAGGCTCTGGATGAGCGACTTGTACTTGGTAGAGATTTCCGTGTAGTGCGAGGTAAGGATGCGCTGCTCTTCCTGCAATCCCTGCTGCTTGTTCTTCCACTCCTCCTTGCGGGCCGAACGCTCCATGATTTCTTCTATCTGGCGGCGGGCATATTCCTTTTCCTTCTGCTGTGCCTTTTGCAACTCATTGTTCAGGATGGCCAGTGCCTCCTGCATCTTGTCGCATCGCTGGCGCGACTGTTCCTGCAACTCCTGACGGCGGGCGAGGAGGGCGGTACGTGCCTTCTCAGCCTGGTGCTTCTGTTCCTCGGCCTTGGGCAACTGGCTTTCGGTAAGGCGGTAGGTGGCGGCCAGTTCGCGGCAACCCTGCACGAGAGCGGTCTGCTGGCGTGATACCTGTGCCGAGAGGGAGGTGATTTCCTTGGCCTGTTTCTGTGTTTCGCGTTTCTGGAACTCTTCGATGTCGCGTAGGCGGGTTTCGAAGTTCTTCAGGTGCTCCTTGTAGGTGTTCAGGTCGATGGCGGTCTCGTCTTCGTTGATGGACGAGATGATGGTCTTCTTGATGAACTCCGCATCGAGTTTTGAGTTGAGGAGCACATTCTGTATGGTACGCGGAATATTCTGGTACTGCTTGCTCTCCATGAGCGAGTAGCGGCTCATTTCGGGACCTGCCCCGTTGCCGTAGAGAATGTTACGGTATTCGTCGTAGGTATAGATGATGCGTGAGTAGTCCACTCCGTACTGGTCGAGGGCGGCACGGATACGGTCGTTTCCGCTGTAGGCCGTGCGGTTCTCGTCGACAAAGAATTCCATGCGGTAGGGCGAGTCGATGAAACGGTAGCACACGCGGCCCATCGACTTGAAGCTCAGGATGCAGAACGCTCCCTGTTCGGTGGTTACCTCGTAGATGATGTAGGAGTTGGAGTAGGGGAAGTAATATTCCGTGTAGCTCTGCTTCTCTACGGGGATACCCAGCTTCTGGGTGTCGGCGTTGTAGAAAAACAGGATGGCGCGCAATACGGTACTTTTTCCCACTCCCTGCGTGCCGATGAAGTGCACATTCCCGTCCAGGTAAATGTCGTCGGCATAGGGAATGTTGGCGCTGTTGATAAAGATGATTCTATTCAGGTTTCTCATTGTCTTCCGTTTCAGTGTCGTCGTAAATTTGGATACTTTCAATCAGGCGTTCCAGGTAGTGCCAGGAACTCATCACCTTGTAGGTGTTGGTCTTCTCGTTCTCCAGTTCCAGGAAAGATTCCTTGGTGAGCTGGCGAATCAGGTTGTCGAGCACGTCCTTGCGCACGTCCTTGTCGGAGAAATGCTTGCGCAGCCCGTCGAGCTTGTTTTGCAGCATCACGTTGATGTTGGCCTCCACCAGAATCTGTTCGGGCTGGAAGCGGAATCCTGCGCCGAAAGTCTCGTCGTAGGTCTTGAACAGGTCGAGCACGTCAATCCAGTAGTAGGCACGCATGATTTTCTGTTCCAGTGTGGTACGCGGTTCCACGCGCGAAAAGTAAAAGTATTCGTTGCCCCGTTCCAGGGTGTAGCCGATTTGGGCGAAGTAGACCGAGAGCGCTTCGAAGTGGTCGTCTATCTGGTCGTACATGTCGCGCACGGCTTCGTTGCAGCTGTTCGAACTGATGAACTGTCCCTTCTGGAGGCAGTCGAACAAGGCCGCAGTATTGTCAGGTATATGTATGTTCAGTTCCATAAGTCAAATGTATAGGGATGAGTGGGTTACGAGTTAGCCGGATACACCTTGGCATATTCGTACTGGTGATACAGGCCGAATTCCTCGCTGATACGGAGACGGTTTTCGTAGAGCGACACCATCTGGCAGAACAAGGTGGTGCGTTCCTGCTCGTCCACTTCGCGGGCGAAGGTGTAGTGCATCAGGTAGTGGAAGAGGTCTTCTTCCGGAGCCGACGCATCGTTCCAGCGGGCCTGTGCCTGCGCCTGTATGTAGTCGCTCAGGGTTTCTTCCAGGTCGATGACCTCCTGGTACATGGCCTGCGATTCCATGTCCTCCTCGCTGAAGGCGCCCGCCTCGTTGCTGCGGATAATCTCGCGGTACTGTAGGTTGCGCAGCACTTTCAGGATGACAGGACGTGCCTCGTCGGTACTCAGGTAGGGCAGTGACAGCTTGAACGAAGACGGCACGTTGCCTTCCACCAGTACGGAATGTTCTCTTTCAAGCACTTCCGAGAGGTTGCTTCGCGAACGCAGCTCAAACTGGTCTTGCAGGTACTTCACCTTCCGGATTTTCTCTACCAGAATCACCTGGCTCTTAATCTGGTTCAGGTAGTTGATGATGTCCTGCTGGGCACGGATGAGGCTGTGGGCCGAGAGCTGGAGTTCGCTACGCAGTTCCAGCAGGATGCGGTTCAGTTCCTCGTCGGTAGCCTGCTGGAAAAACCGCCGTTCCTCGTGCAGGATGAGGTTTTCGGTGGTATCAATCAGCTGCTGGATGTGAATCCGCTTCTTGTCCAGGTTCTCCAGCTTGGCAATCTTTATCTGGTAAGTCGGTTCGTGCTTGAACGCATTGTCGATGCTGCTCTGCAGGTTCATGATGTTGCGGATGGTGGTACGCGCAATCTTCTGGAAGGTAATCTTGATGTTGCGCACATAGCTCTCCTTGCGCGAGGCAATCTGCTCCTTCTCGTAGTAGTCCATCAGTTCGTGCAGGAAGGCAATGTTCTCGTCGATGATGGCCGTGTTGATTTCCTCGTTCGCTTCGAGGAGCAGTTCGAAAAAGTCGAGGAAGCGGGCATCCAGTTCCACGAAGTTGCCGTTCTGGCGGATGACTTCTTTCTCTATGAGCAGTTTCAACCGGTTTTCATCGTCCTTGAGCAGTGCCAGTGCGTCGGAATAGCGGAAACTCAGCATCTTTCGTTTCTCGAACATTTCCGTGAGCAGTCCCCTGGCCGCCGCAATGGTATTGATAATTTCGTGAATCGATCGGAATATATACATAGTCTAGTTGAAAATTCAGGCAAAGTTATAATTTGCCCGCCAATTTTCCTAATGTTCCGAAGCGATTTTCCCCCTCTTGCGGAGTGCTTTTCAGGGAGGAAAGAGCAGGTTCCAGTACTTCCCTGTCAGTACTTCAGTACTTCTTAGGCAGTACTTGAGTACTTCCCTGAAAGTACTGCAGTACTCCCTTGGCAGTACTGGCTGGATGAAAGATGATGGTGCTTGTTTGATGGAACGGGAGGCTTATTCCTGACTTACAGCAGCAAATACGGGGCGGAGTTGCTGGCTTTCGGTTTCGAAGCCGTACCAGTAGCAGCGGCCTTCTTCGGAAGCAGGAAGCTTGCACAGGCGGAGGTTGTCGCGGTACGTACCCGTGCACACCGTCCACGCTTCGGGCGGAGTGACGTGCTTTGTGCGTACCCGTTCGGCCGGCTCCTTCTTGAGTGACATGCCGGCTTCAATCCATGCCCGGCTCATGGCGGTCAGGAAATGAGGGTAGTGCTCCTTGCAGAAATGGTAGAGCAGGATACCCCGTCGCTCCAGTCCCATGGGCTGGTCGATGATCCCGATTTGAATCAGGTGATCCAGGAAACGTGTCAGAAAGCCGGGCTCTTCCACAATCAGACGGCGGGTGATTTCCTGCCAGGCCGGTGCGTTGTAGAATCCGTCGAGCAGACGCGATAGCTGGCGGGCTGTCTGTAATTCGTCGGGGGTGATTTCACGGGTCTGGAGCACTTCGTAAGGGGGAAGGGGAGAATAGCAGATGCCAAGCTCTTCGGCCCGGCGCCGCATCTCCGTACCCGGCAGCAGTTTCAGAGATTCCAGCTGGATTTCTCCCGCACGGTATTCGGCCAGCGTGCGTACGTCGTCGAAAATCTGTGAAAGGTGATACAGCGGCAGTCCTGCAATCAAATCGGCGTGCGTTTCCATGTTGTCCAGTGCGCAGAGGTAACGCAGACCCTCCAGTGCATCGGCCAGTTTGCCGGCTCTCCGGCTGACGGTAAGCACTTCTTCGTGCAGGCTTTGGATACCTGCTTCCAGGTGAAGCAGTCCCTTAGGCATGGAAGCCAGTTCCTTTTTCAGTTCTTCCGAAAGCAAAGCCGGATGGATTTCCAGGTGGAAACGCATGTCGGGGAACTCACGGAAGAGGTCGAACAGGGCTTTGGCCCGGTGGCTCTGGTAGTTGAATGTACGGTCGAGTACCCGGATGTTACGGATGCCTTTCTCGTGAATCAATCGGACACGTTCGCGGATAGCCTCGACGGAAAGCGTACGGACT